ATCTCAGCCGTTAGCTCACCGCCCAGAGCGTTCTGGCCATAGCCCTGACCGTGGCCAGGCTGATACATAAGCTTATCGCCTGAGTTAGCCATTACTTCTTGCCTCGCTTCCTGGCTACCATCTCGCGGAATGCATCCTCACGCTTCTGCGCGTCTGACTTGTTGCCGTCGTCCTCCTGCTCTTGATCCTCGTCGTCGCCCTGGTCCTGGGCGTCCTCTTCGTCGTCGGACTGATCCTTCTTTGTCTTGGACTTTGACTGGCTTGTCGCCATTAGCTGGTACTCCCATCGCTGTTCCAGTTGTCTGGTATCATATCCGTGGCCCCTAGCGCGCGAGCCCGCCTAATCAAGTAGCGTCGGATCACGGCGTGATCGCCCTTGCCACGGCCTACGGCAAGGATTGCCTTATGCAAATACTCCTTATTGGGTGTCGGGTAACGCGGATTGCCGCCACTCTTGCTGGGAATGGCCTTGCCTTGTGCGCCTAGCTTCTTGCGCCCCTCGGCGGTCTCATGGACTGGTGTTGTTGCCATGCTCACTCCAGTACTTGTCCCAGGCAGCTCTCGCTTCCTTGCCGGTGAATGTCTCAGTTATACGGTTCCACTGATCGCGTAGCTCGGCGTTCGGACTATCATCCTTTACTCCGCGCAACACGGGCTTCGCTAGACAGCTACAATAGTCATGAGCACGGAAACTGGTATTGCCTGGCTTGAATGGCCCCTTGGCAGCCTGCGCGGCGCAATACGAGCACGCGCCCGGACTGAGCAGCCTCTCCCAGCCTGTCGCGAGTGGGTCACGAGCTACGGCCGCAGTCACTGTATTCCGCGCGCCGTTGAGGGCGAACCGGGCGCCAGCACCAGAGAGTGTGTTGCGCGCTACCCCTGAGGCTTTGCCCGGTTCCTCTCCCTTCGTGTTCAGGTGATGGTAGAAGGTCCCGTTTGCAACGGAACCCGTCATCCGGTTGAGGTGCGGAGCATTGAACCCGGCTGGCCGCACAACCGGGTAGTCAAGCCCATGCACAACATGCAGATTGCGATAATACTCTGCAGCGTTCCCGGCCGAGCCGGCATATGCCTGGGCGATCAGTATCTTGAGGATCGGCCCCATGTCCTTCCAGCTGGCAGAAAACCTGTCAGGGTCAATATGCGCATCCCACATCGCCCGGATGGCGTTCTTGACGTATTCACTGAGAGCGCCCTGATCGCTCTCGTAATGTGCATCTAGAGCCCGTGGTGGGCTCGGCGCGATAGCGGCGAGAGGGCCGGAGGTGCCAGTGAATAGAAACCGGCGCGCACGGGGAACCCGCGAACGGACGCGGGTAAGGTTCTGTGCCCGGTCGGGGTTATCCCGGCCCCTAGTCGTTTCCCGATAGCTTGTATCAGCGCTAGCCGTATCAATGGACATTCACACCGCCCCCTCCCGTAGCCAGCTTGCTCTCCTTGGCCTTGTTTACGCCAGTAACCTGGCTGCCTGCTGCAGCCGAAGTACCGGCCGGGACCTGTACCGGCACGGATACGGGAAGGCCGCCTGCGCTGGCCTGAACGTTTGCATACTGTGGCTGACTCTGCAGGGCTGCAGCAACCGCGTCCTTGACAATATCCTTGGCCTGGTACTCTTGCTTTGCCTGTACCCAGCGATTGACGTCATCGGCGGTCGCGCCCGGTATGAGGCGCCAAAGCTCTTCAACCGGGATACCGAGCATCTGCGCAGCCTTGCCGAGCCCGTCGATAGTTGCAGAGAAGGCCCGTGCCGAGGTATCACGCCAGACGACCTCGCCGTTGAGATCATTCCAGCCCTTCTTGTCGCCTGAAGCAAGTGCATTCAATCTGAATACATTACGCCACGGGTCAGTCAGTATAGACTGTAGCTCTTCGATCTTCCGGTCGAGTCCATCCCGCGCGGCGGCTAGGGCTTCTGCCGACAGGTTAGCGATCTGGCCTAGCAGGTGATACGGCGGGACTTGCGAGATTGTCGACATGTGCCTGATACCGGCTTCACGGCTGTCGATGTATGGCTGAAGGTGAGTCTCGTTGAACTCCCCAAATTTGGTGGTCGCATCCTCAGCCGCCCAGACTCGGTCAACGCCTGGCTGGAATGGAGGACGTGGACGTCCTGATTCATCAGACGGTGCCATGCCACTGACCCAGCGCTGCTTGAATGCCTGATACTGCTCGGCCATCATGAGATTGAACGTCGTGGCATTGATCTGATCCTGGACTGGGATGAGCGGCTCGACCTCGCCCGAACAGTCAGTCTCACCATCGAGGTCGGCTTCATACAGAAACCGGACGACGGGGCAAATCCCGAGTCCGTGCGTCATAATCGGGTCCATGCCATTGATGTATGGATCATTTGGGTCAGCTAGCTGAAGTTCAAGCTGAGACACGTTCGACACAATACCGCTCGTCTTGCTGATCAAGATATATCGTGTCTGGTCATCGTACAGCGTTACGATCACACGCTGATCCTGGTATCGCATAGGGTCGCCCGTAACACGCACTTCAATTGCGACCTGCGGCCACTCATCATCAATGTCATCAGCATAGAAAGCTGTCATACGGCGCGGGCTAACAGGCCGCATAACTGGTACATCATCGGCCTCAAGCTCTTCATCCCGCGCCATCTGGCCGGGTAGTACAACAATGTACGCAGACCCATACTTGCTAACAGATCGGTGAACGCCGTGCTGACGAGAGATCATACGGTTCGCGCGGAATGTGTTCCACATAGGGTCAGTGTCTATGCTCGATGCCGTTTCGACCGTCGTCTCGCCCGACGGCTTGTAGCCATCTACATGTAGATTCTCCGAGATGACCGAAACGACGAGCGGCAGAAAGTTGCGCTTGGCCTTAGACATGATCCAGCGGTACTCAGCATTGACGCCCTTGGGCGCATACGGCTGCGCATGCTTGCCGCGCATGTACCTAGCGATCTTGTCAAGCCTGTTCTGCTCTATTGCACGGAACTGTAGCATTTGCTCAGCTAGCGTGCTAACATTTTCAATGTCGACTATCATGGTAGATCACTCCAGCCGCCAAGATTCCTTGGACCTTCACGTCCATCTGGAAATGCTTGGTATCCTGGTTCGGGTTCGATGATCACCTTCCTCGCCGGCAGTAGCCAGAGAAAGAACCGCTTGATCCTTTTCACCATTGTCATGAGAAGCTCCAGACTGTTCTCTTGTTGGCGCGCTCGGCCTCGCGCTTCTGCTCCTTGTATTTCTTGCTCGATAGGACCAGTCGGCGAGCATGACGAGCTATGATCATCGCTACACACGCGTCAATCTTACGCGATGACTTCGGGCTCTCCTTGGCGATGCTGATTCCCCAGCGATTGGGCCTACGGCGGGCATTCACGACATGGCGGCCGAGGAAGCTATCGCCATCATGGACAAAGGTGCCTGACTCAATCTCGCCTAGTACCATCTCGCAGGCCATGGTGAATTCAGCAATATGAGAGCGCATGTCCCAGGCTACCGGCTGAGGGTCGCGCCCGGCTGGTATAGACCAGACAAAGTTTTCGTCTGCTTCGAACATCTCACGCCAGGTGATCTTGGTGTGCTCTTCCCACTCATTCACGTCGGCGAAGAATGCGCAAACGTTCCAGCGCTTAGCCGCAGCCTCAACGGCTGCATTCACTTCTGCTACTGGAATAGGTCGCCGCCCATCATCTGTCTCCCAGATGCCTAGACTAAATGTAAAACCGGTCGCGATATGACAGCCGATCAGAGCGGTAGCGTCATTGACACGGCTACCGTCAAAGCCCATGGTGATATCATCACCATCAGCAATATAAAAAGCTGGATCAGAGAGCTTAGACCAGAGCTGCTGTGTCGTCCATGCATCCTCGGCAGCCTCCGGCCAGTTCAGGTAATAACGCTTCGATACATCGAGCGGATTCTTGGGTGACAGTATTCGGTTCTGGACGATGTCGTCAACATCCACCCAGTATGCATCACCGTAAGCATGTTGGACGCCGCGTTCGATTGACTTATCGTCATCAAAGTCTGTATCTGGTGGGGCCATCCTTGAGTCGTACAATATTCGACCACGTCCGCGCAGCCTGCCTTCCTCCTGAGCTACCCAAGCATCAAAAGTAGACTCAGCCACTGACTCTTTGCCGGGCTCCCAGGCATTGCTTGTCTCCAGTAGTCTGCTGCCGGACTTGCCGACGTTGCGGTCGAGGACCTCGCTCAGCGCCTTGCCTCCGTTGACTGGCAAGAAGCTCTCTGTCTGGTCTAGGATAGCAAAAGTGACCAGGGCGCCTTCCTCCGTGACCGGGCTTGACGTGATGACCATGAGCTGCCCACCACCCGGTATGTGGAACACAGTCTTACCTGTCTCGACATCATAATCTCCACGTATGCGGGATTTGGGAGGCAAAAGTGCGCGTACCATACGCATTGTATTGACATTTGCCTGGTCATGACTGGTAGCGGCAATTTGCACGAGGGGCATGCCAACGGGACGTCCAACACAGCCTCCGAGCACTCGCTTGTCGAAGTCCTTGAGCCTAACGGGCGCGAGCAGCTCGATCAGGCTCATGACAGCAGCAAACGGAGACTTTCCAGCGCCTTTGGGGTATCTGCGCACACCGTGATAAAATAGCCATCTGCCGTTATCGTCAAGTGAATACCACCACAAGATGAATCGCACTTGGGACTCGATGAACTCCCAGCGCTCCCCGGTGTGCGGACCATCAGGTTGACGAAGATACTTGGAGGCCCAGTGAATGGCTTCCCATCCAAGGGTGAGTTTCGGTATACCATCTGGAATGGTCACCGTCCTATCACGCGGAGCTACCAGCTGGATGTCCTGTCTCATAGAACACCTCGACGGATGCGATGTGCCCCGCGTGGCATGAGCATGTGGATGAGCAGGACGGTCCACCCGAAGAACAGGGAGAACACGAACATGCATGACAGTATGAACGCATACGTCATGTCTTGAATGCTGTTGCCCAGCATTGCCCCGGCCTTCCTTGCGAACGGCTGAGGTTACGGGTAGCTACATATGTTTGATGCGATACCGCCGGCACCGCCCATGTTGATGATGTTCGGCCGGGCGTAGCGCTGCCTGTGGTCGGAACGGGCAAAGGCCCACCCGTCGCCGGTACAGCGTGCGACTTCTGTGAACGTGACGTTGTCTGGGCTCGTCTCCAGAGCGACCACGCTAGTGGGTGACGGGCTCACGACCCTCAGCGTGAAGTTGCCAAAGGTGTTGCCGGCCCCGGCATCCATGCGCCCTGCGCCAATTCCGGTAGCGGCATGCGCCCCATTTAGATAGTTGGTCATGGTACCTCTCCATGTGCCCTAAGCTGGTGGGACGGAATACAGACGGCCTTGCCATCCTTGGACCGCCTCATCAGCTGCCTTCTCATCCTCATCTTCTTGTACGGGCTCTTCCAACTCTATGCGGCCACGCTTACGGTCGGTGAGTGTAGCACCAAGCCGCTCGCTCAGGCGCACAAACTGCGCCAGGATACTGGCGTTGTGCGTTCGCAGGAACACATTATAGGCGTCGGCCGCAGCGACGGCCGTTGCCCAGTCGGACGGCTCCCAGAATACTGACTGGCCAGAAAGCTTGAGCGAGTTGTACCAGCTCCGTGCTTTCGGGTGCCAGCCCTTGTCTGCCGTCGGGATCGGGAAGTCCCTGCCAGAAGCCTCGCCACTCGTCACCTTGATGAAGCGTGGATCATCGCCATGGCCGGATCCAGCACCCGTGCGATTTGCTGGCTTCTTCCTCGGCGTTGGCATTAACTTCCCTTCATTGTTTACTGGCCTGGCGACCGGAGGGTTTTGCTGGGGTCAGCGCGACAGCCTCTTGGGAGGGCCACCAGGCCAGCCAAGCGAATTATACCGTACGGACGTGTGCGGGTCTAGCTCAAGCGCGCTGCTCTCGCGCGATATCCCGCGCGGGGCGCCTACCTGGCTCAGATGACATGCGGCTTGATATGCCCCGCGTGGACGGCCGTGTCGATGTAGAGCTGGAAGCCAGCTGCCTTGGCACGGCGGTAGAATGTGAAGTCCTCGCCGAACATTTCATTGCCGATCATCTCGTGCTGATACCAGCGGAATGGCGGCTTGCCAGGAATGGCCTCAAACACATCGCGATGGATTAGCATACACCCCGCGCCGGTGCCGTCACACTTGACCAGTTCTCCTGGCTCGAATTTATCCTGGACTGGGAATATGCCCATGTCGCCATAGCTGGCATCGGCAATCTGGTGATA